CATGATGCTTCCATAAACGGGAGCTTTATGATCTGTAACATTTGAAGCTGGAACATGAATGACCCATACTGCTGTTGTATTATCATTAACTGTTATTGTTCCTGCTGCAACATTAGTTGGTTGCGTCCATGACACTCCTAAAACTCTAGCAGGGCCATCAAATACAGTCGTCGTAGCAGTTGACGTAATATTAGCAGTTTTTATATCTACTGGATATGTGCTCATAATTTTCTCCTTAGTCGTGAGCTCCCGAAGGAGCTCACATTATTTTATTAAGTTAGATTTCTATTTTGAAGGTATTGAACCGTCAAAACACCAGCCCCATTACCTGCTGCAACAGAATCAACAAAGATAGTGATGTCGGATGTACCCACATCTCTCCAATTGGCTTCTGTTCCAGTATAAGCTGCAGTTGCTCTGTGATTTCCAACAACCGTAGCTGGTAAACCATCAACAAATAGATCAGCATTACCTGAAACACCAACGTCAAGTGTATTAGTTCCACCATCCCAAGCAGTTTGTATCAAAACATAAAAATTAATGATTTGACTGTTTGCTGGAATAATTATTCCAGTAGTTGCTTCACTGGCAGCTTCTGTAATTGCCGCTGATTGAGCGCATACTAATGTACCAACATTAGCTGATGCTCCTTCTCTAACTGTTCCGGATTTTACTGGTCCGGAAAATGTAGTTGTACCCATAATTATAATCCTCCTAGATTATGTGAATGTAGTCTCTAGGTCGTCGACTATACTCGTCTACATTCGTTTTTAATTGTATAGTAATTAATCTATAACGCAGATTTGCGTTTAGCGCAAGGTATCCCTGTAAATTTGTATGATTTTTGATAGCGCTTAAGTGGCTATCGAAACTTCAGCCTTGGCTTCTTCGATTTGGTTAACACGGTGAGCTGTTCTCGCTTCTTCTAGTTTGATTTCAGTGACAATCTCTTTAATCTTGTCATCAATCTTTACCATGTTAAGAGTATATTTACCTGACTCATTATACTCCTGCTCCCAATCTAACTCCAAGGACTTCTTTTGTTTGTACAGTTCTTGTGTCATTGATAACCTCCTCATAAGTTATCCATTTACCTTTTTTATTGGTAAATCCATCAGACTCGAACAATACCTCATTTTTTCCTAGTTTGTCAAGGATAGAATTTTCAATGCTAGTTACATTGTCTTCAGCCATAATAGTGAAGTCAGCATAATAGCCATGGTATCGAATCTGTACTCGGAAGTTTTTCATAGTCGTATTTCTTACTTTATAGTCGAAATGTGGCGACTTTAAGGCCGCCACATCTCTAATGTTATTACGTACCTTCTACGCCAAAGATACCTCTAGGGTCAGATACTCCAAATGAGTATCTTTCTCTAGCTTTGTATCTAACGTTGCCAGTATCGAAATCGCCTTCCATTGCTGTATTCAATGGAGTTCTAACGAACATTTTCATGCCGTTAGGAACATCTGTAATGATGTAAAATGAATCAGCGTCAGTTAAGTAATTATTCACTCTATAACCTTGAGGAATCATACCCATACTGTTCACTGCATTGATATCATTATCAGCTGTGCCAGTTCTACCTTGAGATTTCATCAATCTCTCTGCATTAAATTGGTTTTCAGGTGGAACAATCATTTTCACGCCTTTAGCTGCGATTAAAAGTCCACGTTCATCAGTCATTTCTCCAATATCGATTAGAGATTGTTCTAATGAAGTTTCATTTAAGTCAGCTTGCGTTGCCAATGTGTTCGCAAATGAGCCACCTAATGTAGTGTGCGACGTATTAAACAGAGAAACACCGTCACCAGAATCAAAAGCATCCGTAGTCGGAAGTCCATTGATTAATGGTGAAACTGCTTTAACCTGTTTAGAGTTCGCCATGGAACGTGCAAGAGCTTTTGTATATCTAGAAGCTAGTCTATCGTAGAGATTATCTTCGATAGCTTCTTCAGTTATAGCGAAAGCAAGCGCGATCGTTTCATGAGTGTAACGAGCTGTGAAGGTTTCTTGTGCATCGTCAAATGCAATTCCTTGACCTTCGCCCTTTACCTGTGCGTTTCCGAATCCTGATAACATAACTTCCTCTTCGAAAGCTCTGTCAGAAGATTCTATATTGTAGATTTCAGCGTGTTGGTTTTCGTATCGCTTGTATTCCAGTCCAAATAATGCATTTAAACCTGGTTCAAGCTCTTTAACTAGCTGTGCTCGTGATATTGCCATGTTTTATGCTCCTTATGCTGCATCATCTCTTAGGAATTGATTAGCGCCCGAATTGAAAGCCACTACTACATCACAGCCTGCTGCGGTTACATCTTTTTGATCTGGCACTTCTGCCGATCTTACGATTTTCCACATATAGCCGTTGTTGTGACCCGCAATATTAAGAGTAGCCTGTGATTGGCCTTCATAGCCAGAACCACCAGCATTTTGGTTCATATAAACAACCAAAAAGTTAGCTTGCGCAAGAGCTAAAGAAGCTCCTATCGCATCGTCTGTTCTTACCATGTACTCTTGGAACGGATAATCATTAACGAATACCCAACCATCGCTGTTACCTGTATTTGGGTTAGTTGCGAATGTCTGACTCGCTGCTACAGAATTTGCCCATGTAGGTTTTTTACTAGTTCCATCGACGTAAAATACGCCGTTAGAAATTCCTACACAAACTTCTGGAGTAGTTGTGTCAGCATCCCAAGCTGTTCCACCTGTACCAGTATCGTCCATAGTAGTGGGAGCTATACTTTGCATATAGCCATCATCACCAGATCCGTCTTGTGGTCCAATTGGTTCATTCTTAAGAATTCGCACGCCCAAACCTGACAAGATAGCGTATCTTGATTGCCCTTGAGTTGCTGGTGTATTACCAACAGTTTCAATAGCTTTAAGACCGTATCCCGTTGTACTTGTATTAGCCATAGTTTGTCGTCTCCTATGTTTACAGTTTAACCTGTAAACGGTTAAAAAAATTCAGTGATAGGCATTGCGCCGTAGAAATAAAATTACTTCTTTGTACCACCGAAGGTTACACGAGATTGTCGATCAACATTGATCGGCATACTCTTATGCTGCTCCCTCATTAGATCGTTGTCTACTGCTTCGTTCATACCATCCGTACGTTTCTTAACATAAGCCACACGTTGGTTTGCGATCTCGTCAGGTACCTTTGCAAGCAAAAGGCCACCAACCCCAATTACCCCCTTGTATTTTCCAGTATCGAGTACTGGATAATCAGAAGAGTTCTGGATTTCTTCGGCTCTAACTAATTCATAACCAGATCTTAATCTGCCTTGAATATTCTTAGAATCGTCGAATCCAAGAGATTCTGCTCTGATCCATCTGTACCTGAATCCATCAGGCGCAGGGGGTGCATCTAGAGAAGATGGAGGAACCCACACTTTTGGTCTCTCAGTCTTTGACCGTGTTTGGTTCGCACGAGAAGTAGTTGTCTTAGTTTCTTTGTTCATACGCTATACCTCCTTCGTGAGTTTTAATTGTTTTGCGTAGTCTTCGAGTGGCACACCCAGTTTTTTCGCGATAGCGACTTGTGAAGGTGTGAGTTTCACAGTTTGGCGACCAGGTTTTACGCTTCTATTTGCAGAAGCCACCGACTGAACGGGCCTAGTCGTTTGTATAGTTTCACTTTTACCAAATTTATGAGGAAAGTCAACTCTAATTCTTTTATCAACTTCTTCATAATACTCATTCGATTTAGGATCAAATCCTTCCTTTTCAACAAGATCCTTATGGATTTCAAACGCAGTGAACGTCATAGCTCGGTCTTGACCGAACCATCTATTCTTTCCTGCCCAATCTTCCGCTCTAGGATCAGCTGGTTGTTGATAAGGTAAATCTCTTGGAGTTTGTGTTGGTAATTTACCACCGTCAGACAATTTGACGTCTTCTCTACCTTCTTTAGCTTGCTCCATTTTCGCATTCTCAAACGCTAATGTAGCAATTCTTTTGTTTGCCTCGACTTGAGCTTTTGCATCCCCAGCTTCAATAGCACCGGCTAAATCTCGTTGCGCCGATTCCATGCCAGTTTTGACATTAGTTTCAAATCGTTTCCAATAATCAGAATCTAATTTTTTAAATTGTTTCTGATCATCGTGTCTTTGACTTTCTAAAGCTCTTGCATACTCAGTTGCAGAATCCCTTTGGCGTTCTGCTTCACGCATTTTTCGAGTTAGCTTAGCAATACGTCCTTGTACTCCTTTGCTATACTCTTCGAGTTTAGAGTCTTCTTGCTTTTGTTCCTTCTTAATTTCTTTAATGGTTTCTGGTTCTGGTTCCTTGGCTTCTACTTCTTCCTTTTCTGGTTCTGTGTAGGTTACAGTTGGTTCTTTGTCCTTAGCTTCTACTTCTGATTCATCTATCTCATCGGGAACGATAACTTCCGCTCCGGGTCCTGATGTATCAAGAGGAACAGTTTTCTGTTCCTTTTCTAATGGTTTTTCATTAGGGCTCTCTGTGGGCATAGTTTCCTCCTATGTTAAAATGCGTGCAAAATATCCTTAGGATCTTGCACGGTTGCTAAAATTTCGTCATCATTAAGAAGACGAATCTCCCCACCTTCAATATTAATACGCGATCCCGCGTATCGGGCAAAGACAACCCAATCGTTGACCTTGCACCACGGACCATTCGGATATCTCTCTTTATCCTTATAACATTGTGATCCCATTGCTAAAACTAAACCACATTGTGACGCCACTTGTTGACGTTCCAATGCACTTTCCGTTATTAGCACTCCCCCTTGTGTCTTCTCATCCATTTTGAATGGAAGAACTATCATTCTCCAACCCGTAGGTTGAGGTAATTTTTTAGAATCTCTAGTGACTTCTTTAGGCTTTGAGGGCCTTACTCCTACTAATGTTTTATTAGGAAGTTCAATCTTTGATTTTGGTTGTTGAGTTTCCTTTTGGGATTTCAACGATATTGACTCTTGCATTTTTTGGCTCCTTTTCATCAAGCAGGTTAGAGATTTCCTGTCGCACTGATTCCAGCGCATTAATTTGACCTATTATATACTTATAAGTCTCCATGTTGTCAACCCCGCCCGAAGTAATAGATATAGACAAAGCCTGTACACGTCTGTCTAAAGCCCGACGAAGTTTATATATTATGTTTTCCAGATCCATTTATTATTTTACTATAGTATCTCTTTAAGCTTTCATTTCCAACTTCTACTCCACCTAATTTTCCAGAGATATAAGAACCATTATAAGGTTCACTTACACCACTTGGTTTTTTAAGTTTTGTAAACCAATTGTTTTTAAATTTTGATTTATTTCGTGTTGCCATTATGCTTTCTTATTTTTTGCAGCTATTTTCTTGAATGTCTTAGCTAATGCTTTAGCTCTACCTGTACAGCCTGGTTTTGTAATCGGTGTACATTTTCCTTTAGTTCCTCTTTTTTTAATTGATTTGTTAACTTTTTGCATCCATTTCTTGTCCGAGCCACCTTTTTTAAGACCTATTCTTCCGCCTTTGGCAGCTTCCTTACGTCTAAATTTTTTATTAAGTTCACGTCTTCTTACATCTGTATGAGGTCCTGTCGGAACTTCATGAGTTATTCTTTTAAAAACTTTTTTTGCATCTCTAACCACTTTACCCGCCATTGAAAACCCAGCTCTACCACCTTTGGCAAAACCTTGTCTTAAAATGGGACTTTTACCTCTTATTGAAATATCACCCATAATTAATCCTTTACGTCTTTAAAATAACTTCTACGATCTTTTTTAACTGGTGATTTATAAGGTGATGTACCTTTTGCACCTGTACTTGGATCAGCACTATATTTCATTGGGTGGTGCGGACCTTTGTTTCTTTGTAAAACTTTAGTTTGACCTAAATGAGCTCTTTTCTTAACAGCTGCTTTTCCTGCTTTAATCTTAGTATCTAAATCTTTAGCAATCTCTTGTCTTTTAGACCAAGTTTTTACATGACCCATTTGTCTACTGCTTTCAACAGCTTTTTTACTGGCGCCTGGAACTTTTATACTTGGTTTAACACTTTTGATTGTAGATCCTCGTTCACCGTATTTAATTCGTTCTTCACGAGTAGATTTCCCAGCAGCTATTTTTTTCTGTTTATACTTTTTGAGAGCTTTTCCAAAACCTCTTTTAGCAATTCCAAAAATACCAGCCATTATTTTATTTCTGCTCCTCCGCCTCTTAGAGCTTTGCCTCTAGATTTAA